CGCAATGAGTGCTATGTCCGCATCGGCATCTCGACCGTCAATGCCGCGGCAACCGATCTGCTGATCCAGCCGGCTGACTCGGCCATCCTGAACGTACCGAACGGCGTGACGCACATCGCCGCGATCCAGGGCACTGCTGCCGGCGTGCTGTCCATCGTCCCGCTGGAGAATATCTAATGGACGCGCTGGATCTGGCGACGCGGTTCCATTTCCATGACGGGAAGATGACCGTGCAGCGCACCCAGGATTGCGTTCCCATCGCGGAGTATGCGAAGGCGCGCAGCAACGAGGGGCACCACGGCTCGGCTGACATGAAGTTCGCGGCGTCGATCCCATTTGTGATGGTCGAGAAGTATTGCAACGACAACCACGTCGAGTTCAGCGACTTCATGAACTCGCAGGAGCACAAGCAGCGCCTGCTGAATGACCCCGCGTTGTCGCACTTCCGCATCTGGAAGGGCCGCGTATGAGCATCGTTGACTACGCGAGCCTGCAGGCATCGGTGGCGTCCTGGCTGCATCGCACTGACCTGGTGGCGCAGATCCCCGACTTCATCATGCTGGCCGAGGCCAAGATGAACGGCGATCTCGAATCGCGCTCGATGGAGCAGCGCACGCCGCTGACGACAATTGCGGGCAACCCGTATGTAACGCTGCCGAGCGACATGCTGGAGATGCGCCGGCTTTTGTTGCAGGCCGACCGGAATACGCCGCTGGACTACGTGACGCCGGACCAGATGTCAGCGGAGTACCAGACGACTGTGACCGGCAAGCCGATCGTTTTTACCGTGATTGGCAATCAAGCTCAGTTTGGTCCGGTTCCTGACTCTGTATACGCGGTTGAACTGACGTATCTGCAGCGCATCCCGGCGCTGTCGGGCGCGAACACTACGAATTGGGTGCTGCAGTCCTATCCGAACGCGTACCTGTACGGCGCGCTGGTGGCCGCGCAGCCGTTCCTCGCCAACGACGAGCGCATGGCGACATTCCAAGCGCTCTACAAAGAAGCCGTGGATCAGATCAACGGCATTGACTGGTACTCGGGCAGCACCATGCGCATCCGGTCCGATAACCGACTATGAGGTATTGATGGCACTCGAAACAGCAACCTACGTTGCGGGCCTTGTAGCAACCAATCCGGGCGCAGCAGATCCCAAGAGCCAAGGCGATGACCATCTACGCATGCTCAAGAGCGTGCTGCAGAACAGCTTCGCCGGCTTCCCTGGCATGGTCATCGTGACCGGCACGGAAGCGCAGGGTGCGACGGCGAGCGATTACACCGTGACGGTAGCCCCGGCGCCGGCCGCTTACACGGCGTCGATGCTGGTGGTGTTCAAGACCACACACCAGAACACTGGCGCCGCGACGGTGCAGGTCAACGGGCTGGGCCCGAAGCCGCTTCTCGCCGTGGATGGCACCGCGCTGAAGTCCGGCGACATCGAGAGCGGCGGCTTCGTTGCGGCGTTCTATGACGGCGCCAGCTTCTATCTGGTGAGCGGGAACGACCGCGCAGACCGCAACGGCGACACGTACAGTGGCACGCACGATTTCACCAATGCCGCGCCGAAGGTGCCGACGAAAGCCGTAGGCGACAACAGCACGAACGCGGCCAGCACGGCGTATGTCGATAGCACGTTCGCCCCGCTGGCATCGCCCGTCTTGACAGGCAACCCTACGGCGCCGACGCCCGCCGCTGGAGACAACGACACGAGCATTGCCACGACTGCGTTCGCGATGAATATGCAGTCTCCCGCCTTCGTCGGGGCGCCGACCGCGCCGACTGCTACGCCTGGCACCAATACCGCGCAGATTGCCACCACTGCATTTGTGGTACAGCAGGCGTTCTCCGCAGCGCTGCCGGCGCAGGGCGGAAATGCCGGAAAGTTCCTAAAGACGGACGGGACTACCGCATCTTGGGTTTTGGTTCCCCCGCCATCTGTTATCCGATCTGCTCGCACGTCGAACACGATTCTCGGTGTGGCAGACAGCACGACCCTGGTCGACATCACCAGCGGCACGTTCACGCAGACATTTACCGCGGCGGCGACGCTCGGAAACGGGTGGTACTGCTATCTGCGCAACAGCGGTTCTGGAGACATCACGCTAGACCCGAACGCATCGGAACTGATCGACGGCTTGACGAGCTACATCATGTATCCGGGCGAATGCCGGATGGTGGTGTGCGATGGCTCGGCTTTCTACTCGGTGATCGTCCACCCGTTCTACCGGGTATTTACGGCGAGCGCGACATTTACCACTCCGCCCGGGTATTTAAGTTTTGCGGGGCTGCTGTGGGGTGGTGGCGGTAGCGGAGCAAAAGGTTCGAACCTGACTGGCGGCGGCGGCGGGGCTAGTGTCCCATTCACCCTAACGTCAGCCGCAATTGGCGCCAGTCAATCAATCACGATTGCCGCTAGCGCAACGGGGCCTTCTACTGTGAGCACAAATGGCGTGCAGGGAAACAACAGTTCCATCGGCTCTTTGTTGACTTCGTACGGCGGCGGGGGCGGCGACTACGTTGGCGGCTCCAACGCTGGTGGCGGCGGCGGTGCGCTAGGCGCAGGCAGCATCGGCCTCGGCGGGGCGCCGCGGGCGGGGTCGAGCTTGGACAATAGTGGTTATGGCGGCGGCCAGGGTGGGGGTGCCTCGGCAGGTTTCGGCTCAATATACGGCGGCGGCGGCGGCGGAAGCGGCGCAAATGTGGGCGGTAAGTCCATCTATGGGGGCGGCGGGGGCGGTGGTAGCGGCGCTGGTGGGGCTTCAGTTTTTGGTGGATCGGGCGGCGCAGGGTCATCCGCTAGCGCCGGAACAGACGGTGCTGCCCCTGGTGGCGGCGGCGGCGGAACAAATACCGGCACAAAGGCTGGTGACGGTGCCCGCGGTGAACTGCGAATTTGGGGGGTGATCTGATGGCGCGCTTTGCAATCATTGAAGGCGGAGCAGTCGCCAACATTGTCGAGGCCGATGCTGACTTCGCGATTCAGCAAGGCTGGATTGATGCAACTGGCGCGGCGATTGGCGATCTGTGGGACGGCGCAACTTTTCACCCATCCCCCCCGGCGCCCCCCATCGTCCCGCAGTCCGTCACCATGCGCCAGGCTCGATTGGCTCTCCTGCAAGCCGGAAAGCTGGCCTCTGTGCAGCCCGTCATCGACGCCATGCCCAGCCCGCAGAAGGATGCCGCGCAGATCGAGTGGGACCACTCCGCAGAGGTACATCGTGATAGCGCGCTCGTCGCCACACTCGGCATTGCTCTGGCGATGGACGCTGCTGCGCTGGACGGCATGTTCATCACTGCCGCGACGCTCTGATGGTGTACCTCAAAAACGTGCTGGTCGGCCTCGATCAGATGGCTAACGCCGTCCTCGGCGGCTGGCCTGACGAAACATTCTCGGCGCGCTGTTGGCGATGTCGAGAGAAACAGCCGTGGAAAGTGCTAAGGGCCGTCAATGACGGCCCTTTCTTTTTCCAGCGCAACCATTGCCAGTCCGCATTCGAGTCTGAGCGCCTACGTATGCAATCCCCTGTGGAGGAGCGATGCCCCTGATTCGCGTCCCGCAAGTCGGCGCCATCGGTGTCAACCGCGATCTGTCCGCGCATGAAATCCCGAACAATGCGTGGACTGACGCCAAGAACATCCGGTTCCTGGATGGCATGGCATACCAGTACTACGGTCACGGCGAGGTCTACAACTCGCCGGCCTTCACGCCGCAGCACGTCCTGCCGGCAAGCATTGTCGGGCAGCGGTATTGGATTTACACCACGGCTGGCAAGACGTTCTGCGTGACGAATACGGGCGGCGTATCCGTGCACACGGACATCACGCACGCCACGCCGCGCACTGGCGTCGTCAACCAATGGACATCGACGCTGCTGTCCGGGATTCCGATCCTGAATAGCGGCGACACGACGAGCGTGCCGATGTCATGGAACCTGAACACGGCAAACAAGTTCGTGGATCTGGCGAACTGGCCGGCGAGTACCTACTGCAAGAGCCTGCGCGCCTACAAGAACTACCTTGTCGCGCTGAACGTTACCAAGGGCACGTCCAACCTGCCGTACATGGTCAAGTGGTCGCACCCCGCAGACCCCGGCACCGTGCCCGCGAGTTGGGACCCGGCTGACGCGACCAAGGACGCCGGCGAGGTCGATCTTGCGGAAGGCTACGACCCGATTGTTGACGGGATGCAGTTGCGCGACGCCTTCATGATCTACAAGGAAGGGTCGTGCTGGCGCATGGACTTTACTGGCGGCCCGTACATCTTCCGTTTCTCGAAGGTTTTGGGCACGAGCGGCGCTCTCAACCGCAACTGCATTGCAGAGCTTGATGGCTTCCATGTTGTCCTGACTGGCTCGGATGTGATCGTGCATGACGGCCAGAGCGCGCAGAGCGTCTTAGACAAGCAGACGCGGCGCTACCTGTTCCAGAACATCGACGTGAACGGCGCCGGCCTGTGCTTCGTCTTCAAGAATCCATTCTTCAACGAAGTATTCATCTGCTACCCGTCCATCGGCTCCGCCGTCTGCAACATGGCGATGGTCTGGAACTACAAGGATAGGACCGTTTCCTTCCGCGAGATTCCGAACCTGAATCATGCTGCGTTCGGCCCGGTTGATAACGGGCTGGCGGGCAATTGGGCGCAGGACTCGGCGCCGTGGGATTCCGACCTGAGCCTGTGGGATGGCCCTGACTTCGTGCCGTCTACCGCGCGCACGATCCTCGCCAGCGCGAATACGAAGCTCTACATGATGGACTCGTCCGCGTCGTTCGATGGCGTGATCCCGTCCGCGTATCTGGAGCGGCGCGGCTTGTCGTTCGGCGCTCCTGAGCGCATCAAGCTCGTTCGCGGCATCCGCCCTCGAATCGTTGGCAGCACCGGCCAGACGGTGAGCATCCGCATCGGCTCAAGCAATGACCCGTATGCCGATCCTACGTGGGGGCCGACGATGACCCACACCATCGGGCAGACGCTCTCCGATGACTGCATGGTCTCCGGCCGCTATATCGCGGTGCGGCTTGACTCCGGCTCCGCGTTTCAATGGCGCTTGGACAGCTATGACCTCGATGTGGTCGATGGGGGTGCGTGGTGAGAACTCCGAGCATATCCACGGCCTTCTACGCGCCAGGTATCGCGCCATCCGAACCCGACGAACTGCGCCGCTTCTTGGAAGACGAATTGCGCAAGATCGCCGCTTCAATGGCGCTGCTCGCTGCCGGGCACATCGACAAGACGGCGGCTGCGCCAACCAAGCCACGCGAGGGAGACATTCGACTGGCGGATGGCGTCCTGTGGAAGCCGAATGGGGCCGGTGCCGCTGGCGTCTGGGCCTTCTACAACAACACGTGGAATTTCTTGGGGTGACCGAATGAGTGAGAAACAAAGCTACGCGGTCGCCGGTTCGGTGATGCCGAAATCTGTATCCGTCCATACGGTATCGGCCGTGACACGCGAGAGGGCCTGCCGACTGGAGGCTTCCATGCTCCGCGAGAAGCAGGTTGATTGCCCTGTTCGCCACTACTTCGCGCCCGGGATGTATGCGCGAGAAATCACGATCCCGAAGGGCACCGTGTTGGTTGGCGCAGTTCACAAGACCGAGAACCTCGCCGTCTTGTCGGCTGGTCGCCTCCAGATTGTCACCGATGACGGCACCGTAGAGATCTCAGCGCCTTACACGCTCACCGTGAAGCCTGGCCAGAAGAACGCTGCTCTTGCGCTTGAGGACGCCGTGTGGACGAACTTCTTTCCGACCGACGAAACGGACACGGACAAGCTCGTGGAAATCCTGACCGAATCCCGCGCCTGCGAACTGCTGGGCGGAAGTGAAAACAAGCAGCTGATCAACAACAGGATTAAGGGGTAACAGCATGGCATTTGCAGCAGTTACGGCAGCGGGGATTGGCGCGGCAGGCGCCATTGGCTCATCAATGCTATCTGGTGGCGGTAGCAGTGGCTCGACCACGAGCACCAGCACGAGCTCGATCAACCCGCACATGAACGGGCTGCTGTTCGGTGACGATAACGGCAATGGTGGCTACATCGAGGACGTTCGGCATCTCCAGTACCAGCCGCAAGACCCCGGCCTGCAGCGCTACGGCAATGACGCCAATGCGTACCTCGGCTCTGGCGCGGCCCTCGGCAACATCTCCAGTGCGCTGAACACAGCCAACGGCATGCTCGGCTGGAGCCAGCAGACGCCGACGATGAATAACGCGTCGATGCAGGCGGCAGGCATGAACGCGGCGGGTATGAATGCGGCACAGATCAACGCGCCAGGCCAGAACGGCGTGGATCTCGCGCCGTCCTATCAGAACATGATTAGCGGCGCATCTGGCGACAATCCGTATCTCCGCCAGCAGATCCAGTCCGGCATCGATCAGGGTAATGCGGGCTACAACACATCGATTGGCAACCTGACCGACACGCTCACGCGCCAGATACTCCCGGGGATCAACTCTGGCGCAGTAGCGGCTGGCGGCTATGGCGGCTCACGTCAAGGTATCGCGCAGAGCAACGCCATCAACGACTACGCGAAGCAGTTGGCGCAGGGCGCGACGCAGATGGGCATCGCCAACACTGGCGCCGCTGCAACGGCAATGGCGAACTCGTACAACCAGGGGCAGGACCGTGCGCTGAACGCCATGAACAACCTGTCGAATCAGCAGTATGGCGTGGCCTCGCAGAATGCGCAGTTGCAGCAGCAGGCCAATGCGACCAATGCCGGATTCCAGCAACAAGCGAACGCGAACAATGCGGGATTCCAGCAACAGGCTGGGCAAACGAACGCTGGGTTCCAGCAGCAGGCCAACCAGTCCAACCTGCAATCCAACCTGTCGACAAACGCGCTGAATAGCTCCAACGCGCTCGGCGCGATGAGCCAGATCGGCAACCTGACCGGCCAGGTCTACAACACTGGCAGCACGCAGAATGCATACCCGTTTTGGCAAATGCAGCAGGTCACGAACCAGCTTAGCCCGTTCACCGGCTTGGGTGGCCAGACCTCGCAGACGACGCCGTACTACACCAACCCTGTCGGCAATGCGATGGGTGGCGCGATGGCCGGCATGGGCTTGTACAACGCGTACAACCAAGCCAATCAGCCGGCGTTGGGGAGCGGCGTGTTCGGCGGATCAAACTCCGGGCTGAACTTCAGCGGCGGCGGCTCCGGCGCCAATCTGGCGG